CATCTGTTGATAATGATGGTGATCCTTTAACACCAGGTGATTTATATTTTAACAATAGCTCAAATACATTGAAATACTACACAGGATCTACTTGGCTAACTGTAGAAGCTACAGATACAAGTAATTTAGCAAGTAAAGGGTTCAGTATCGCCATGAGTATTGCATTATGATGAAAAATATACTATGGCTTTATTTCGTAAACTCAATAAAGAAATTTAAATAAGGATTTAAATGGCACAAAATTTTAGAAGATACACAAACAACAATGTAGGCACATCTGCTGCAACATCTTTCACAGCTAACTCATACGATACAGTAGTTGGAATATCAGTTGCTAATATTACAGGATCTGCTGTTAATGCAGATGTTTATATTAATGATGGTACTAACGATATTTATTTAGTTAAATCTGCTCCAATCCCTTCAGGATCAGCATTACAAGTTTTAGATGGTGGTGCTAAATTTGTTATGCAAAGTGGAGATGCACTTAAAATAGTTTCAGACACAGCTTCATCACTAGACGTTTGGGTATCAGTCGTTGATGATATAAGTTCATAATCAGGAGAATTACTTATGCCTTTTATAGGGAATCAACCAGCGAAAGTTCCTTTAACTTCTGCTGACATAACAGATGGTATTATTACTAATGCTGATATTGCAAACTCAACAATTAATCTTACAACTAAAGTAACTGGTTCATTACCAGTAGCTAATGGTGGTACTGGATTAACTGCGTTAGGAACTGCATCACAAGTATTAAGAGTTAATAGTGGTGCAACAGGATTAGAATTTGGAACATTAGCTAGTGGAATTTTACAAGTTAAACAAGCAGTTCAAAGTGCAGTAGTTTCAACAACAAGCACAAGTTTTGTTGATATTAGTGGACTTAGTGTCAGCATTACACCAGCATCATCTTCAAATAAAATATTAGTTATTGCAGATATAGTTTTTTCAGGAACTGGTAATGGTTGGATTGTTGGTGCAAGAATAGCAAGAGGTGGAACTGGCATTTATGTTGGAGATACAGATGGTACAAGAATATTTTCGCTTATGGGTGGAATAACTTCAAACTTTGGTAGCACTTATGATAGTCATATTTTTAATAGAACTGGTGTATTTTTAGACAATCCTGCATCAACAAGTAGTTTAACATATACTGTTCAAGGTAATGTACCAAGAGGAAATACAACTTTTTATTTAAACAGAGATGCTGATGATACTTCTGGTGGACCAAATCACCCAAGAACAGCATCTTCAATAACTGTTATTGAAATTGCAAGTTCAATTTTAACTTAAAATAAAAATATGACTAATATAATTAAATCAATTAAAGCAATAAATCCTAATGCAGAAGTTATGATTGTTGCTGAAGATATAAATCAAATTACTTGGTTAAATGGAACTACACCTATTCCTGCAAATGAAATACTAGCTAAGCAACAAGAACTAATTGCAGAGTATAATGCTAAACAATACCAAAGAGATAGAGTCAAAGAATATCCTGACTTTAAAGAATACCTAGATGGTATTGTTAAAGGTGATAATGCTCAAGTACAAAAATATATTAACGATTGTTTAGCTGTTAAAGCTAAATATCCTAAGGAGTAGTATGCTGCATTTATGCTTCATGTTTAAATTCCTTGCAAAGAATGTTAATGAAACTATAAGAGGAATTTAGACATGCCACTTACAAAAATAAAATCACTAGGAATAACTGATGGTACGATCACAGGTGATGATATTAATTCTACATTTAATTTAACTGGTAAGACTGTAACACTTCCTTCAGGTACTGGTGGTAAAGTATTGCAAGTTGTAAGTGCTACTGATTCTACTGCAAGAACTACAACATCTACTTCATTTGTTACTGCTTCAAATACTTTATCTGTAACTTTAACTCCAGCATCAACAAGTAGTAAAGTATTTGTTATTGCAACAGGAGCTATTTATGTAGCTGGTGGTAGTACTTATACTAAAGCTACAATTTATAGAGGTGCTACGAATTTAGGATCTGCTGATGGCATGTCTAATACTTATGATGGATCTAATGATAATAGTTCTGGTATGTCTTTGTCTATTTTAGATTCTCCAAACACAACCTCAGCTACAACATATCAAGTTTATATACTTACTAATAATGCTTCTAATACAGCATACTTAAATGTTAATGGTGCTAAGGGTTCAATAACAGCATTTGAAATAGCAGGTTAATTATGAAAACAATACAAGCAATTTATAAAGCAATTAAAAAAATTAATCCAAACGCACAAGCTAGTATGTCTGGTGAAGATATTAATACTTTAGTTTGGGAGAATGGAACTCAACCAATTAATAAACAAGATATATTAGATTTAGTACCAGAATGTCTTGCAGAAATTCAAGCTGAAGAACAAGATAAAATTGCTAACAAACAATCAGCATTAACTAAATTATCTGCTTTAGGTTTAACTGAAGCTGAGATAAAAGCTATTATAGGATAATATGGCATATATCGGAAAACAACCAGTTGTAGGAAACTTTGTTAAGCTAGATGCTATTACTACATCCGCTACAGCTACATATAATTTATTAAATGGTGGAGTTGCTTACTACCCACAATCAGCTAATAACTGTATCGTATCTTTAAATGGTGTTATTCAATCGCCAACTTCAGCTTATACAATATCAGGATCAACAATAGTATTCTCAGATGCTTTAACTTCATCTGACACAATAGATTTCATTTTAGTATTAGGAGATGTGCTTTCAATAGGTACTCCTTCTGATGGCACTGTAACTTCTGCTAAACTTGCTTCTGGTGTATCAGGATTAATTTCTTGGCAATCAGTTCAAACAACAGGATTTACTGCAGTAGCTGGTAGAGGTTATCCTTGCAATACTACATCTGCAGCTTTCACAGTAACATTACCTGCTTCTCCTAGTGCTGGAGATACAATTATATTATTAGATTATGCAGGAACTTTTGATACAAATGCAATTACATTAGCACCTAATGGAAATAAAATTAATGGTTCAACAGATAATAGAGTTTTAAATACAGAAAGAGAAGCTGTAACAATTACATATATAGATGCTACACAAGGTTGGTTAGCATCATCTGGTGTAAATGAAGGTACAGTTGCTTTATCACCAGCACCTTATACAGTAGATTTTTTAGTAATAGCTGGTGGTGGTTCAGGTGGAGGTTATTTAGGTGGAGGTGGTGCAGGAGGATATAGAAATTCATATTCAACAGAAACTTCAGGTGGTGGAGGAAGTAGTGAAGCAAGTTTAACATTTACAGCAGGAACAGTTTATACAGTAACAGTTGGTGGAGGTGGAGCAGTACCAGCAAATTCAACAACTAATGGAACTAATGGTACAGATTCATCAATTTCAGGAACTGGAATTACAACAATAACATCTTCTGGTGGTGGTGGAGGAGGTGCAAATACACCAGCACCACAAAGTAATACTGGTTCAAGTGGTGGTTCAGGAGGTGGTGGTGGAAATTCAACTGCTTCTGGTGGTTCAGGAACTGCAAATCAAGGTTATGCTGGTGGTTCATCTTTCAGTGATGGTGTAACTTTTTCAAGTGGAGGAGGAGGTGGAGGTGCTAGTGCAGTTGGTGGAAATTCATCTAGTGGTTCTCCAGCAGGAAATGGAGGAAATGGTTTAGCTTCTTCAATAACTGGTTCTTCAGTTACAAGAGGAGGAGGTGGTGGAGGAGGTGTAAATTTATCTGGAAAAACAGTAGGTTCTGGTGGAACTGGAGGAGGAGGTGCTGGTGGTCAAAATGATGGAGGTAGTCCACAAGCTGTTGCAGGAACAGCTAATACTGGTGGTGGAGGTGGAGGTGGATTAACTGGAAGTTCTGCTGCACCAAAAGCAGGAGGTTCAGGAGTTGTAATACTTCGTATGCCAACTGCAAATTATTCAGGAACTACAACTGGTTCTCCAACAGTTACAACATCAGGTTCTGATACTATTATAACATTTAACGCATCTGGGAGTATAACTGGATAATGGCACACTTTGCAAAATTAGGAGTAGGAAATATAGTTGAACGAGTAATCGTAATATCTAATGATGTTGCAACTACTGAACAAGCTGGAGTAGATTTTATTAATAAACTTTATAATACAAGAGATGTTTGGAAACAAACTTCATACAATAACAATTTTAGAAAAAACTTTGCTGGTATTGGTTATCAATACGATCAACAAAAAGATGCTTTTATAGCACCAAAACCTTTTAGTTCTTGGATATTAAACGAAGATACTTGTAGATGGGAATCTCCAATACCTTATCCACAGGATAACAATAAATATAATTGGAACGAACAAAATCAATCTTGGGATTTAGTATAAAATAATATATAATTCAGTCAAACAATGATTGAAGCTAATATTAATGGGATATTCCCAACACCTATTTATATATCTAAATTAAATAGAGAACTTACAAATAAAGAATTATCATTTATTGATAAGACTAAACTAGATGTTTATAAAAACGAAGGTAATACTACATCTAATGATAATTATATTTTAAATAATAAATTATTTAAGGATCTAAAAACAGATTTAGATTTAAGAGTTAAAGATTACTTTGAAAAAGTTATATCTCCAACAGATGCAATTACACCTTATATTACCCAGTCTTGGTTAAACTATACTGAAACAAATCAGTATCATCATAAACACCAACACCCTAATTCTTTAGTATCAGGAGTATTCTATATTAATTGTGATGATAAATTTGATAAAATTAAATTCTTTAATGATACTTACAAAACAATAAAACCTGATATAAAAAATTGGAATATTTGGAACTCAGAATCTTGGTGGTTCTCAGTTAAGACTGGGGATATTATATTATTTCCATCTTCATTAACCCACATGGTAGAAACTAAAGAAGGAACAAATACTAGAATAAGTTTAGCTTTTAATGTATTTATTAAAGGAACTGTTGGTAACAATAAGAACTTAACTGAACTTCATTTATCTTAAATGAACATCCTAATAGCTATCCCATGCTATGGAGGCAATGTAAGTAATCTAACATTCCATTCCATATTAAATACATTACGTTGGTTAAATGATTCTGGACACAATATCAGAATAGAAACCTTACCTACTGAATCCTTAATCTCTCGTGCTAGAAATAAATTCGTTACTAAGTTCTTAGAGAATAAAGAATTTAATGGTACGCACCTTTTGTTCATTGATGCTGACATAGGTTTTAATATTGAGAATCTAAAAAGAATAATAGAGTTTGATAGGGAAGTTGTTACCTGCACATATCCTGTAAAAGGATTCTATTGGGAGCAATTATTAGATCGTATCAAGAAGAATACAGATATGGATGAGAAAACAATGCGTGATTATCTATTGCAGTTCAATGTCAATCTATATCCTAACACACAATTTAACAATGGCTTTGCAAGGGTAAAAGAAAGTGCCACAGGATTTATGATGATTAAACGTGAGGTGTTTACTACTATCATGCAAAAGTTTCCTCATCTTAAATACAAACCAGATCTAAGAACAGGGATAGAGAATTCAAACATGGCATACGATTTCTTTCCTGTTGGGATTTACAAAGAGAAAGATGGAGTGAATAGATATTTATCTGAAGACTATTACTTCTGTAGATTAGCTGAGGAGTGTGGCTTTGAGATCTGGACTGATCTATCTACACCAATAACACACTTGGGAAGTACCGAATATCATGGTATGTTTATGACACAACTAAACAAGAAATAATATGACAACAATATTAATACTTATATCATTAATCATAGGTATCTACATTGGCTGGAAGTTTGAGCATGTAGTTAATGATATTATTGAATCAATAAAGATACACTTGAATATTAAATAGTCAGTACCATATACGCTTCATTAACCAATGGAGAATATGATGTACAACTATTCAGATATCAAAGCATACTGGAGCAAGTTCATTAATGATTATTCAAATGATGTTAAATCATTTTGGAATAATTATTTAGAAACTATCCAAAATATATATAAGAAATAAATAAATTATATTTATAATTCAAAGAGTTATAAAAAATAATTTTATTTACTTATTATTCAATTAACTTTATCTCGCCACTGCCTAACCAACTATAGGAGTTAGCTATGGCAAAAAAGAAAAAATCTGCTGAAGATATTATCTATGAGATAAAAGATCTCTTAGATGATCTTGAGCTAAAGATAAATCCAGATGATGCTCACGTATCATACGAGGATGAACTAGACGAAGACGAAGACTTTGATCTAGATGAAGACGAAGAAGACGAAGAGTAGTCTTTACAGTGTGTGTGGCAGAAATGCCACACATATTTATTTACTTATCCACATATTAAGATAACTTTCATCAATGAAATTTTTATTAATCTTTACTGTTTGCTCAATGGTAAATGGTAATTGCTTAGAGGTAATGAGTACAGGTAAGAAGTTTGATACCTTTAGAGAATGCACCATAGCTGGTTATGAGTTTATAGCAGAACAGAACAAGATATTTCCAATAGATCAGTTTGAAAAAACCAAACCATCCTTTCATTTTGATTGCATAGAAACATTAGAACAATCCACATAATTACAATCTTTAATTGACTTTTTATCCACAACCACTATAGGTGGTGTATGAAAAGAAAGAAGCAACCTATATCTGCTACTGCTATAAGATTATCATCTTATGAGAAGTATTCATCAGAACGTATGGATATGATCATAAAACGATTAGATGATCTTACAGTGGAAGTCAAAGATCTTAGAACTGATATGAGCATGGGTAAAGGTGTCATAGCATTTCTAGTAATCATTGGCAGCATAGCAGGTTCAGTCATAGGTTTCTTTCAATTCAAAAACTAAAACAACAACGAACAATACTGATGAAGAAATCAGACAAGGGTTTAGTATCAGAGGCACTAGCACAAGCATACTTTGCTAAAGATCCAAACCTAATTGTATTCACAGCACTAGGTGGTGTTGGTCCAATAGATATTTGTACGTTTAATATTAAAACAAAAGAGTATTGCAACTATGACGTTAAGACTGTGTCATATAGAAAATCAAATACTAAATACGCACATAAAAAGAACGATAGAATAAATAGATCCCCATCTAAGATTCAAAAAGATATGAATGTTAAGATTGTCTATGTTTACGAAGATGGTAAGATAGTCGTTAAATAAAATGTACGAAGATTTAAAATCAAGGATTAAACGACACGAAGGCTTTCTAAGTAAAGTTTACCTGGATATATTAGGTAAAGCTACCATTGGCTATGGTCATTTGCTTACAGAAGAAGATGATTTTGTTGAAGGCGTTATCTATGACAAGGATATACTTGAAGCATTGTTTGAGAAAGACTTTAACAAAGCTGTTCAGGGTGCAGAAGAATTATTAAAAGGTTATGATGTGGCTCTTGTTGCTAAAGAAGTAATCATTGAGATGGTATTTCAATTAGGAAAGACTGGGGTTTCTAAGTTTAAGAAAATGTTTGAAGCATTGAAAGAACATGATTATAGTAGAGCAGCTGCAGAGATGTTAAACTCAGCGTGGTATAGACAAACACCAAGCAGATGCGAAGAGTTGTCAAACATAATGAAGAGCTGTCATTAATATGTGGTGGAGTATATTACCAACTGTTTTTAAAACTGGTGCTGAGATCTATAAGAATCATAAGCAATCAGAACTATTAGAAAGTGAAGCAGAGAAACGATACTTTGAACGTATGGCTCGTGGTGAAATAGAATATCAAAGAGATGTATCAGATCAACAAGACAAGACTTGGAAAGATGAATTTGTTTTAATCGTAGTATGTATTCCAATTATTGTTTTATCTTACGCAATCATTAGTGATGATGTTAATATTAAATCTAAATTAGATTTATTCTTTGATTACTTTGGTAAGTTCCCATCATGGTATCAATGGTTAATCGTAGGTATCTTCGGTGCAATCTATGGATTAAAACCTACAATAGATATGTTTAAAAAATGAGTGATGATATAGTTACAATGTTTGCTCAGGCATATTCTAAAAAAAAACCTACATTGCTATCGCAGCAAGGATCTAATGTTAAGATTAAATTAAAAAAGAAGAATGGCAAAAAAGCATTTAGAAAATAAACATATAAGAAAGCCACCAAAGAAACGAAGAGGCAGACATACTAAGCGTGTTAATAAGAATAAAACTTATAAAGAATATGTTGGTCAGGGGAGAGTATAGTTTATGTTAAATGTCAAATGTATTTTTTGGTTAAGAAAAGGATTTTGTGCTTTACTAAAACAGTGTAAATGCTTTAAGATAAATGAGGATGACTACAACCCTTTTAGA